GTGGGAAGAAGATTTTAAAGACCACTATCCAGCAAAGGGATTAATTGAGTTTGGTTTTGGTGAAGCTCAACCGTTTCGGAGTGACAATCTAAAATTTAAACCAGAGGTGGGTAAATTTTTATTATTTCCAGCTTGGTTGAAACATCTAGTATATCCATTCTCAGTTGAAGGCGAACGGCGTATGATGAGTTTCAATGCTACAGTGATTACTAAATAGAATGAAAGAATAATTATGATATTAGTTGATATGAACCAGATTTCAGTTGCATCCGTAATGATGCATCTGCACATAACCAAGCAGACCAAGCCCGATGAGGATATGGTTCGCCATATGATCCTCAATTCCCTACGCATGTATCGCATGAGGTTCTGCGATGAGTATGGTGAGTTGATTCTGTGCTATGATTCCAAACACTATTGGCGGCGAGATTATTACCCTGAGTATAAATATAGTCGCAAGAAGGGCAGAGAATCCGATAATAAAGATTGGGATGCTATCTTCGAAGTGCTGAATGCGGTCAAAGCAGAGTTGAAAGAGTTCTTCCCCTACAAACATCTAGAGGTCTATGGTGCTGAAGCAGATGATATCATTGCTGCACTATGTGGTGAGTTGGAGTTTGACAACGGCAAGACATTGATCTTGTCAGGGGATAAAGATTTCATTCAGTTACAGAAGTTCCGTAATGTTACACAGTACAGCACAATTACCAAGAAATTTGTGAATGGAATTGATCCTTACATTTATCTGGATGAACATGTTTTGAGGGGTGACAGCAGTGATGGCATTCCTAATGTGTTATCCCCAGACAATACCTTTGTAGATGGCCTTCGACAAAAACCCCTGAGTAAGAAGAAAATCCAAAATATGGTTGGGGGAGAATTTCCCAGCGATGAGGTCAAGCGCAATTATCAGAGAAACAAGAAACTGATTGATCTGAAGGAATCGCCCCCTGAGTTGTTTGTAGAAATTCTCAAGGAATATCAAGAATCCCCAGAAGGCGACCGAAGCAAACTACTAAATTATTTTACACAAAAGAGGTTACGCAGCCTCGTTGAATCGATAGGAGAATTCTAATGGCAATAGACACATACACTTTAAGTTTCGCAGAGATTTTTGATAAGGTATCAAAACTCAAATCAAAAAAAGATAAGGTTGCCTTTCTAAAGCAATATCAAACGGACTCGCTCCGTATGGTGATTAAATCTTCATTTGACCCCAAAATCAAATGGGCCCTTCCAGAAGGAGAGGTTCCTTATAAGCCAAATGAGGCTCCAGAAGGCACGGAGCATAACAATCTTTCGTATGAAGCTCGTAAGTTATACCATTATATTGAGGGCGGTAATCCTACATTAGCGCAAAACAAACGTGAGATGATGTTTGTTGCGTTGTTGGAGAGTCTACATCCAGATGAAGCTGATATTCTTGTTGCAGCGAAGGACAAAGTTCTACACCAAAAATATAAGGGCTTGTCTGAGAACGTGGTCAAAGAGGCATTTGATTGGGATGATAATTACATGGTTATAGATAATAATACCTATCCCCAAGCTCCTGGCCTTGCTGCCGGGTAACTTTTTTTAAGTTTCCTTTAGAATCAATGACTTAGCGATGACGATTTCCCTTGACAAACCCTGTTTTATGGTATATAATAAGGTATAAACTGAGAAAACAGAGAGATTGATATGTATATACCCCTAGAAGAGACTGACTGCGAACTGCCTGTCGGAACCTTGGTTTGTTATATTCACGGATATGGTAAACGTAAAACTGAATATATTGCTGAGTTTAAGGGGTATGAAGGAGACAAGGTTCGCCTTGGACGGTGGGACTTCAAGGATGTAGTCGTCAAGAAAGAACGCTTTCTAGGTGTTTTTCATAGTCCCGAAGATGGTGTAATTCTGGGTAAAGACACGCATGCTAGTTAAAGTTACAGGTTCAAACAAGGCGGTTCGTGAGTTGATCACGGCTGCGACTTGGTTCTACGCTGAAAAATTGATGGGTAAGAGACTCATTAACAATCTCGAGCTCAATATCAAATTGAAGCGAAATATGTTCAAAGATGAAAACACCGAAGGAACTGCTATTTGGGAAGATGAATCCTATCGGCCTAAAGAGTTCACTATTGAAATTGATTGCGGTTCGAAAATTCGCAACATGCTCATCACCCTTGCCCATGAGATGGTTCACATAAAACAGTGGGCAAAAAATGAGATGTATGAATATGCAACTCCCGGCAAGGTTCGGTTCATGAAAACAAAATACGACATGAACGACTTGGATTATTGGGATTATCCTTGGGAAATCGAGGCGTTTGGAAAACAGTTAGGTCTGTTTGTTCGCTTCTGTGAAAAGGCCAATATAGCTGATAATGATGATATGATGGAAGAGGTTTAAAATGAGTAAGATGAAAAATTATATGTTGGACATTGAAGAGTTCTGCAACGGATACGATTATGGTGAGGGGGTTTCTGACTTCATTATCGATGAGATTGTTGAGGATGCTGGTATGTACTTTAAGACTGTGACAGCAAAAAATTATGCCCGGCAGTATATCACTGAACAATTGGGTGAAATGTGAAATTTAGAACAAAAGTTTTAATAACTGCTGTATCAACGGCAGTTATTTCTGTAACTATAGCAACTTCTTTTCCTACAAAGGGAAAAACTAGATCAGTTGAATCTACTGATGTTCATATAGCATCAGCACAATGTCTTGCTAAAAATATGTACTATGAAGCAAGAAATCAAGGAACCGCTGGTTGGTTGGCGGTTACTGCTGTTGTACTTAATCGTGTTAATGACAAGAGATTTCCAAACACTATTTGTGATGTAATAAAACAGGGGCCATCAAGACCATCTTGGCAAAATAAGAATATAAGAATCCCTATCAAACATCGCTGTCAATTTTCTTGGTGGTGCGATGGTAAATCTGACAATCCAAAAGATAAACAAACTTATAAACTAATGTCGAATTTTGCTGAAGCGCTTCTTTCGGGAGAAATTCAGTTTATAGATATAACTGATGGAGCACAATTTTATCATGCTGACTATGTGCAGCCATCCTGGGCAAAGACCAAGAAACGCACAATCGAAATTGAAGATCATATTTTTTATAAGTGGAAACAAAAATGACATTTGATGAGTATCAAGAATTCGCACGTTCAACAGCAATGTATCCAGAAGATGTAAAGGTTGTTTATCCCACACTTGGGTTGTGCGGTGAAGCTGGTGAGGTTGCAGAGAAGATTAAGAAACATATGCGCGATGGCAATTCTATGGTCGGCGTTGGTCTTGAGCTAGGTGATGTGTTGTGGTATATCTCTGCACTTGCAGATGATCTTGGCATAACTCTAGAAGAAATTGCTCAGGCAAATATAGACAAACTTGCTAGTCGTATGGAGCGAGGAAAGCTCGGCGGCAGTGGAGATGAAAGATGAAACACATTGAAATATCGTTAATGGAAGAGGGTGAACCCTCTATTGATGGTCAAAGTAGACCAGCAGGAAATATAGAAATTCGTGAGTTTGAAGATGGTGAATGGATAGGTGGCTCTTATGCTACCTATAAGAATCTTGTTGCGAAAGTGAGAGAGGCATTAGATATAGATGATGACATTCCTGATGACGATTGGCAAGATGATGGCGGTGAAAGCTGATGACTGATAAAGATTATGTTGTTGTTACTACTATTACATCGCATCGTATGAGATATGTAATGCACCGCGATGATTTGCAGAAATTGAATCCCGACCTTCCCGTTGACACCGTTGAATGGGCAAACGATACAGTTTCATCTGGAGAGTGCGAAGAGTTTTCACAGGAGTACATGGGAGAATATATTGTTGACACTGTTGAAATGAATGAAGCCGATATGCTTGACCTATTTGATAAGGATAATGATTATCTTAGTGAATGGACGAAAGATCAAAAAATTGAATTAGTACGAAGAAATGTTGTAAAGGAGGCATCAGAAGATGAATGACATGGAACAGGATGTTTATGATAGGGCTTGCGTCCATTATAAGAAGAAATATCGTCTGGAAAACTATGATTTTGACATAGAAGATATATCAACTGTTATAGGAGAATTCTGGACAGATTACTTTTCTGGAAATCCTATATATATTGAGGGGGGTTTAACAGATGAACAGAGAACCTTACTGGGATTACATGGGTAGTCGAATGAAAGAAGAACGAATCATAGACACCAAAGATTCCCTTGAAAAAAGGATTGGAGAGCTTGAACGTAAGGTAGCACTGCTTACTGAAACTGATTTACGACAATTGGAGTTAGACATATAATGCCCACATACACATTTTATGATAGCAAAACTAAAAAACAATGGGATGATATGATATCCAATGATGAACGAGAGAAGTTCCTAGAGGACAATTCTCACATCAGTCAAATCCCTGGCGGGTTCGTAATTGCTGGAGATCATATCATGGGCGCCGGTCCAAAGGTAGATGGCGGCTTTACAGAGAATATGCAACGGATTGCTGGGGCACATCCTGGCTCTCCTCTTGCAGATAGATTTGGCGGCAGTACACAAACACACCAAGAAATTAAAACGAGGAGCACAATTAGTAAACATGCAACGAAAGTTGCTCGTGATGGTTTCTCTGCAAATAGAAAGAAAACATTATAAAAACATAATGCAATTTAATATAAATAGAATTGATGCGGGCGAGAAATATCATACTTCAGCATGGATGCACAGCGTCCTGCAAGCTTGGAAGTCAATCCGCCTATGCATCAGAGAGAGAGGGGCCCGCGTACTCCTCTCTCTCTCACTTTTTCAGTAAGGATATGTAATGGCAAGTGTTAAGAAAAATAAAGAAATTAATCACATTAATCTAGTTGAAGTCAAACCCATCACTGATAATCAGAAGGTGGTGTTTGATACATATAAAAAGGATAAGAACCAATTTTTGTTCGGTGCTGCTGGCACAGGCAAGACGTTTTGTGCGTTGTATCTTGCTATACAATCAGTCTTGGATTTGAAGACCAAGTACGAGAAAGTGATTTTAGTGCGCTCTCTCATCCCAACACGCGAGATTGGTTTCTTGCCGGGTGATGAGGAAGACAAGGCTGCACTGTATCAGGTGCCGTATCAGAACATGGTTCAGTTCATGTTTGAGCAACCTAATGAGCAGGCCTTCAATAATTTGTATGACCGGCTAAAGGGACAGGGAACACTCTTTTTTCTATCAACTTCTTTTCTAAGGGGGTTGACATTTGATAACGCAATCATTATAGTAGATGAATGTCAAAACATGAACTTCCACGAACTGGATACGATTACCACTCGCGTTGGCCAGGATTCTAAAATCATGTTCTGTGGTGATTTTGATCAAACTGATTTACAGAGAACTAATGAACGTAATGGTCTACATGACTTCCTTCGTATCCTCAATGAGATGGAAGAGTTTAACTGTACAGAGTTTACGATTGGCGATATTGTCCGCTCTGGGTTCGTGCGTAGTTATCTGATTAATAAGATTAAACTTGGAATAGGAATGGAATGATGGATTTAGAAAAACTCAGAGAACAACTTGAAATTGATGAGGGCGTCAAATATGAGGTCTATAAAGATCATCTTGGATATGCTACTTTTGGCATCGGCCATTTGATAACATCACACGATCCAGAAAATGGTTGGTCTGTGGGCACAGATATTGATGAAGATAGGGTTATTGAAGTCTTCGAACAAGATTGCGAGAGCGTCCTGCGAGACTGCTCCATTCTATACGAAGACTTTTATGATTTACCAGAAGAAGCTCAACAAGTAATTGCTAACATGATGTTTAATATGGGCCGCCCTCGTTTGAGCAAATTTAAGGGTATGAAACGTGGTGTGGATTCCCGCGATTGGAACGCCGCCGCAGATGAGATGGTTGATAGCAGTTGGTATCGACAAGTGACCAATCGAGCAGACAGACTAGTTGAAAGAATTCGTGCGTTAATATAATGTTTAATCATGTACCAGTTGAGTTGCAACCTATAACGGCAACAAACACGGATGGTGTACGTCTATATGAGACACCAGAGGGTAACAAGTATCCCTCAATCACAACTGTGCTATCGGTTAGAAACAAACAGGGATTGATGGAATGGCGTAAACGTGTAGGCAATGAAGTTGCTAACCATATATCAAGAACTGCTGCAGCTCGCGGCACAAAGGTTCACCATATGTGTGAGGATTACCTCAACAATATGGAATCTGCATGGCCTGATAAATTTAAAGAACATAAGAAAAATTTTCTCCCTTGGTGTTTATTCAAACAACTTAGAAATGAAGCATTATGTCATATAAACGACATATATGCACAAGAGGCGGGATTATATAGTGATAAATATAAAGTAGCTGGTAGAGTTGATTGCGTTGCAGAGTATAAAGGCACACTATCCATCATAGATTTTAAAACTTCTACAAAAGAAAAAAATGACGAGTGGAATGAGAATTATTATATCCAAGGCTCTGCGTATGCAGAGATGTTTGGGGAACGAACAGGTATAGAAATTTCTCAGGTGGTGATTTTAGTAGTTACGGAAGATGGAACAGTACAAGAATTCATCAAGGACAAACAAGAATATTTGAATAGATTGTCAGAGACAATTAATATATGGAGTGAGGAAAATGTTCAATAAATTAACGAAATGTGTTGTAATTGTTATGTTTGCGACATTAATGTTGCCGCAGATATCAACAGTACATGCAGAAACAGAAGCACCAGTAAAGAAAATTACACAGATGCTTTATCCAACAGTTATGGTTGACCTTTCTGAT